AAGCCAATCAGTATCTTCGGGCATCAGTTGAATCTGACCTTTGAATTTCTCGTTCTCTTTGAGTTGATTATACACTCCAGCGAGCGACATTGACAAGCGATAACCTCCTTTATGACACCAATACACAGAACCAGAACTACCGTAGAATCCATACAGATATGCCTGTTTCTCTACACCCGTGATACCGCTGTTCATACGCCAAGAGTCACCATCCAAGTAACCACCACTCCAACCTGCTAGAACTTTGTAAAAAGGGAATGTACCTTTGCCTTCTTTAATCTTTAATACTACCCAACTGTCTGGATTATAATCCACTGTCCCACTCTCCAAATATGTTAGGTGCCTGTTCAGCCGCTTTTTCCATATAGTAGTCGCCTGGGTAATGCTTTAAGCAACGATATGCTTCTTTGCGTACAGCACTTGGTACCCTAGGAGTTTTCTTAGGATCCATTAAGTCTAGAAGGAACTGTCGAGTGTTGTTAACTGCCCAACGTCTTTCATTCGGCATTGTCATTGCGATATACTCTTTTACTTGTCATAATGACCTCTGTTAATTGGCGCGCCCTGCAGGACTCGAACCTGCAACCTACGGCTTAGAAGGCCGTTGCTCTATCCAGTTGAGCTAAGAGCGCTTAATCCTAATTGAGACATGGTCTCATCTATAAAGTGTAAATATGCTTCCTTAGCTTTGTGGTTATCTAGTATTGGTGTATTGTGAGGATGATCGTTAAAATAATCTTCGTAATAAACCGGTTCAATATTATTGTTGTTTAAATATTCAATGTATATTTTACACTGAACTGCCATCTCTTTCAAGTTCTTTTCATTAAATATGGTAGGAAACTCTCCCCCACCTATTCGTAGCCAATACTCGGTTAAACTTGTAAAGATGTTTCTAAGGTTCTTTCTAATTAAATACACATCGCCGAATGGTAACATGGGTGTAAAGTTTTTGTTAATTAGAACGATGTTGTCCTTATAGTTAGATACCGTGTCTACAGTATCGTCGATTGTAATAAATCCGCCAGTATTAGTTTCGTGGTGTGTAGTTTTAATATGGTGCCAAACCGATCCTAATTCGGGAAGGTTGTAAATGTCCATGTCTCCCTTATAAGGAAGTCCTGTTGTATTGGACAAGTCTTGGCAGTATTTAGTTCCACCACATCGTGGCATTGAGATTATTATCATAATAAAAAAAGAAGGGGCCGTTGCCGACCCCTTACAAACTCCTTAGTCGTCTTGTGCTAGACTTGCGAAGTAGGATAAAGTTTCATCTTCATCTTCGGATGCGCTACTTACTGTAGCTTGCTGAGCAACAACTTTTTGTGCAAAGTTATCATCTTCGGCATCGTTAGTTTGCATTGAAACCTGTTCTGCAGTTCCGACTGAAGCACCTGATCCTAAAACTTGTGTCAGTTTCGTTTTCAGAGTTGCGTAATCTTTAAAGTTGCTTGGAGCAACGATCTCTTGTAGAGAATGCTGTTTACTCCAGATTGCTTCGATTTCTTCATCGGTTGCTGCTACTGGTGATGCTGAATCAAACTCAGATTTGTCATAGTTTCTGTATCCTTCCACTTGACGAATTTTTAGTTTAAAGTTAGCACCGTCCCAGAAGTCGAATGGGTTAAGTGGAGCCTCATCTTCAAATTGTGGCTGCATAACATCTTTAATTTTGTCAAAGATCTTTTTACCAAATTTGTAAAGCATCACTTTACCTTCATTCGAAGGGTTGCCAGAATCTTGTACTACAAGAATATTAGCATAGTATGCAAGTCTTCGCTTTTGTTTACGAGCGATTTCCTTATTTGCCTCTACGCCACTATTCCAGAGTTCACTGTTCAATTCTGAAACAGGGTCATTCTGATTTAGGGTAGTGAGAGAGTTTTCGATATACCATTTGCCAGTAGGTCCTTGGAATCCATGATTCCATAAACGCACCCAAGGAAATTCCTCTCCTTTTGTTGGTGCAAGAAAGCGAATAACGGCATAACCGTTGCCTGCTTTATCTACTGTGGGTTTCCATTCTCGTTCGTCAGCGGAATTATTTCCTTGACTAGGGTTACCAATTTTTTCGACTTCTTTCATTAAGTTGTCGAAGCCACCACGCGCTTTGCGTAGATCCGATAGTGAATTAAACGACATATATTTCTCCTGTATTATTTGTATGCGTTGTATTGCGTTGTGTATTTGTTATTTCGTTCTTCATTGTAAAGTTCGTCCATAACACCTTGTAGCTCATCCGTGTTATCAGATGAGTACATATTATATATAAGAGCTGGGTATTTGTCAAGCTTCTGCTTTACCGTTTTGCCGACTCTTTTTATTTTTTTATCTTCATCAAGATTTCGTCTCGACTTGGACATTGCCGTACACCTTCTGTATTGCTTTCAGATGTTTTTCCATAACGGATTGTTTATCAATCCTCACAAAAGGTTTATATTTAGAAACCAATAAACACAATTCATCTAATACAAAATCGTCTTTATACTTGTCAACAAATGGAATCAATTTTTCCATTATAACAACTGTTTCTAAATTTATTTCACCACTCATCAACATCTTAAAAATAAGTGGATGCCCTTCTTCTTCAATTGCAGACTTAGACTCTTCTATCTCCATACGGAAAATAACTTTATCTAAATCTACTCCAAAAGTATACAACAAACGATCCCTAGTTGTCAACCACTTCTTGTACCGTTCTGCGGAATCAGTGTCAAACACTCCTCCCCATTTATCTCCACTAACAAAGTTAGCAACAAGCAATTCTATTACTTCCTTCTTGCTATAATCTCTAGCTAGTTTACGAATTGAAGTAAGATCTTTTCTCTTTAAAAAAGTTTCTTTCTTACCTCTCACGGCACCCTTAGTTTTAGTTATATCATAGCTTTCTGTTGTAAAGTGTAACTTTAAAGCTAGATATAATTTGTAAACATCAAAGGGATCCACATTGTACCTATATTGGTAATTGATTTTCTTTCTCCTTGAGCATATTTAACGACATCGCCTCTACCTTAATTTTTTCTTTAAGACTGGGGCTAAGTAATTTGTTAACGGACTCAAGTTCTATTTGTTCCTTCTCACAATAATCAATTATAACGTCCATGATTGTCGATCTCTCATCAAAGGAACGTCTCTCAATAAATTGTGAAAATTCTATAGATGTTTTAAATTTTTTAGTGATTAAAAGCACATCACTTATTTTTTCTTCTGTCATAGTATTGTCAACGACTAATTTGGCGGTCACCGCTGTTCTCCCGTACCCAGTTTCTAATATAAGTATGAACATTCGTTGGGCACTCTGTATACGGTCGTTCACACATGGTTCTTTGTGCCTCCCCTTCTTTATCAAAAGAGTAGACAATTGAAGTATTAAATTCTTCTGCAATAGACTGAATAGTCTGAGGTGAACCTTTGCCTAGGTGTACATTCTCATACCATTGTTCGTCTATCAATAAATCTAACAATCCTTGGACAACATCATAAACATGGGTGAAGTCTCTTTCTTTAGCACCTGTGCCAAATACCGTCAAACTTTTTCCTTGTAAGTAATCCTGTTTAAATTTTCTAATAACTGTGCTATACTCGCCATAGTCTGCTTCTCGAGGACCGTACACATTATAAAAGAACATCTTTGTGTACTCTAGTCCGTATAGATCCTTATAAAGGGTTAACATATCTTCGCAGGTATACTTGCTCCAAGTGTAAGGGTTTCTCGATTCCTTAATATACTTGGTACTTGAAGATGTAGCGAAGAACAGCCTACAGTTCATTACTCGTGCCCAGTCACAGACAGTGGCAGTAGTAACAACATTATTGACAATGGTCTCTGTAGGGTAATCTAGAGAGCGTCTAACTCTCGGACTGTTTGCTAAGTGAAATATTGCGACGGGCGGGTCTATCTCTGAAACAAAAGGATTGAATGCTCCCACGTCTTGGAAAATGTATAACACATTAGGATGCGTAACTACATTGTTGCCCGCCCGTCTGTCATCTACTACAGTAACAAAGAACCCCTCTGCTAGAAGTTTTTCAACAAGATGCGATCCAATAAATCCACACCCGCCGGTTACTATAATATTTGGAATTTGTTTATTCATGCGTGTATTATATAATCTTTTTTGTAATTTGTCAAACTTTTAATAAAAGATATGGTCGCCTATTTTTATTTTTTGTGTCATGTTCTTTGCCCACTTTGGGCTAACATAATCTGCATGATAAAATAAGGCACCCTCTGTTATATCAACTAGGCGGTCTTCTATTAGAAGTTCTGCCATAATATAAGCTTCATCATAATCCTTTGGGTAACGTATTGTTTCTGTTTTCCCATCACAATACCAACTGAACTGGCACCGATTTAGGACAGGAACTCTATTACCTTTCCAGTTTATCCTATACTCTGCTTGGTATACAACCTCGCAAATTGTATTAGGATATTTTTTAGACTTTACTCTATTGAGTGTTACTTGTCCTACTCCAACCATTCCAGCAGTTCCTTGGTTGGATGCTTCGAAATAAATATTGTGTGCTAAACAATGTACTTGTCTAAAATCAATATCTGTGGCTTCATCTAATCCTGTACCTGTACTTGGAAAAGTTAAAAGTCCAAAGATTATTCCTAGAATTGTTCTCATGGAAGTCCTCCTTTAATGTTGGGCCCGTTAAGGTGGTGCCCATACCTTTAAAACTACTTAGTGTTTACCACCAGAATTACTTACAAAAGAATTCATTTGGTTACATAACCGCTGAGTATCCTCAAAAGTAGGATATTCGGGTAAGGTAGGATACTCAACCGACTCACCGGCATCTTTCAATGCCATGTATTTGTCTATGAGTTGTTCTTTCTTTGCGTGATACTCTTCTACGAGCATTAACTTTGCTTCCATTAGCATGTTGAATCTTAGTTCATATGGATTTGACATATTTATCTCCTTGTGTGTGTTGTGTGTCAAAAGTGGGCCCTTTGGATTATAAGGTGGAGCCCATACCCCAATTAGCTTATGCCGCTAATGCGTAATCGTTTGCGTTTGCATTTAGATTAAAATAGTTTTTACGTCTACTCTGACGACCCTCTTGTTGCTTATTTTCTTGACTGTCGATACCTTAACAGCCCCATCATAAACACATTGCCGCAATGTGCTTATGGTGGAGCTGGAGGGAATCGAACCCTCGTCCAGCCTCGTTTTACTACAACCCTCAACAGGCATTTTATTTATACGCCGCTTCGTAGTCGTCTCTTGCTTCTAGAAGTTTGGCAACATAGTCGTCTCTCTTCTCACAAAATACGATGGGCTCTTCACCCTCGACTGCCATAAGTATTACTAGCTGAGATACAGGAATACCTGTACGCTCCTCAAACATAATAGCATAAGCACAGCATTGTATAAAATAGTTTTCACACATACTTCTAGTTTTACGTTTCATAGAAGTTTTGAAATCAATAATTGACACTTTGCCTTTATACTCGGCAATGCAGTCAACCTGTCCTGCAAGACGTAGATGATCTGAATATAGCTTGGATTCAATACTATTAATCACACCTATGTCGTCTAACAAAGGACGAAACTTTTGGAACATTTCTTTATCAATATAATTGAGACTTGAATCGTCTGTCAATTTATTATTAAGAATGTCTTCGCACAATTGGTGAATCTTTGTCCCTCGAGTTGAGGCTTTATTGCTAATCTTGTTAGCAACATCTGCTCCTACTCGTTTACGCCAAGCATCAATAAAGGGCTTAGACTTATGAGATAAGATTGTCGTAATTGACGGGTACAGCGTACCAGAAGGAGTTTCATATCTCCTTCCGGCGTCTGTGTTAATTTGTTTTAGTTGAGGTATCTCAACAATATTATGTTCAAACAATTTTAAAGAACTCCTGTCCATCTAATACATTTACCAAGTGTCTCGGGTTGAAACACATTTCCTCTTGCAAAGTTTTTCGCAGGAGCCGACCAGGACGCTGCCATTAACAAGTCACCAACTTGGAAAGGTTTGCCTGTTTTGTTGTCAATTCCTTTTGGTGGATTCTTAACAACAAACCCGTTCACACAAGACTGACCATCAGTCTTAACGAACTTAATAAAGTTTCTGCCTTCTTCTAATGTTATTGTAATACCCTTTTCTTCGGAACTTTTATAGTCCCACCCGTTAGCCTCGGCACATCTTTTGGACCAATTGTCGTAGTCTTTGATCATCAAATCTGCGACTTCTTGTGTTTTCTGTAGTAACTTTTCCATATAAACCTCACGTTCTTTAAGTTGTTTTTTCATTTTATACAAGTATTATACAACCTTTTTTGCCAAAAGTCAAGCAAAAAACGCACTTTTTTTGAATTATTTTCCCTTGTAACATACTGAAACAACAGCATTTATGAAATCTTTTGGAATTTTCTTCGAGTTTTAGAGAATAACTTCATTGGTTTAGAGAAGAATTTGACGGGAGACTCCGTATTTGGACGATATCCGACTAGTTGTCCAGCCGCATTTAGGTGATATTCACCATTGGTTACAGGGGAATCTCCCCAATCGGTGACCTCTTGTAACACCTCAACAACACTATCCTGTAGCATAACACACCTCTTTCTCAATTATATAAACAATTATACTACAGGATATTCTAAATGTCAAGCATTATTTTAACTATTTTCGAACTTGTCCTCGAAGTCCATTCGAGCTTCGATGTACTCTCTAACAATGCTAGATCTAACAATGTCCTCAGGTACAAATTCGACTGTTCTGAATGATTGCATATTCTCAGCGATTACCATAAACTTCTTGAGTCCAGACATATCGCCTCTTTTGTAAAGATCAGTCTGTCTAAAGTCGCCGCAAAATATAATCTTAGACGTATTGCCTAGTCGGGTCATAATGCTGTTGATTTCCATGTCATTCATATTTTGACATTCGTCTACAATTACAATAGCATGATCTAAGGTTATACCCCGTACAAAAGATGTACACATAAAATCTAAATGCTTTTGTTCAAGCAAGCGCTTGTATGGTGTAGGTTTTTTTGGAAAAAAGTCTTGACACATAGACTGATAGGGTAAACTATATACCTCAGTCTTTTCTTTTTCGTCGCCCGGTAAGTGCCCAATGTCTCTAGACGGTACCGCAGATCTAACAATAACTACTTTATCATAAGAATTGCCTTTCATTAAAACTTCTTCTAATGCTCGATATAAAGCAATAAAAGTTTTCCCTGTTCCTGCGCATCCGTGTAATAGAAACGCTTTGTTGGAATTGTATAACGAAAAGAATTGTCCTTGTGTTTCAGTCATAGCCGAGAAAGTTGCCATATCATCTATACGCAATTTCAGACTATTGTTATCGGGAGGATTACGATCGCAAGTGTTATGTATTACTTGCAGTTTTTGTCGTTTAGCCATCTTAGTTCTCCGGTGTTTACGGTTTTTAGGTTGAAAAAAAGACGGCATAGAAACCCTATGCCGCCTCGGTAATCAATAAAACATAATTATAGTTTATTGAATTCTTAGTATTAATCGTTGATCGTTCCTAATCTCTTTTTCACCTGTTGTACTGCCTCTCTGACTTTAACAGACTTGGCATCCTTCTTCCCATAATCACTTGCGAGATTTGATGTTGGATTTGCGTCGCT